CTGACCCATTACCCGATTGGACACGTCGTTGACGACACCGCGAACTGGGTGGACGACAACAGCTACGGAAATGGGTTGCATGTGTCGCCGACCCCGTGGCTGGCAAAAGCCTACTACAAGGAAGCATCTCGGTTTGTCGAGGTGTGTTGCCCTGTAGAAGAGTTGCGCCCTATCAACAGTTCGAAGGCGAAGGCTCCCCGCTTGCAGGTGCTCCGTGAGGTCACTCTCGACGGCTCCCCGATTGGGGGTGAAACCCGGTGAGTTGGAAAGAGAGTATTGCGACGCTCTTCGCTGTCGTCGCCTTGTTTTTCGCGTTCGCAATGCCAGGCCTAGACAACCCATATGGGTGGCCGATGCCCGTCGCTCTGAGTGGCGTGTGCATATCGCTCATCGTCTCCGGGGTGTTCACATTGTGGGCGATCCGCGACGGCCACCAGTTCCACCACTTAGACGACCGGGAGGGCAAGTGATGCACAACTTTGACCGGCTCCGCGATTTTGTCCAGCCCGACCCGCCAGACGTTGACGACGACGAAACCGATCCTTTCGCTTCCAGCGATGAGGAGTATGAGGAATGGCGGGACCGTCAAATGGAGCAAGACTATGACGACTAACCCGTTTACTGCCGGGGTGTACCCGGACATTCCAGAACTCGACTACCACTCGTGCAAGTTCGGCCCTGCCGATTCCCTCTCGTCCACGGAAGCCAAACGCCTGCTCGATTGCCCTGCCTTATACAAGTGGGAAAAAGACCACCCGGCCAAACCAAAGGCCGTGTTTGACTTCGGGCACGTTGTCCACGCGCTCGTCTTGGGCGCGGGGTTGAACCTGTACGTGCATGAGCATGAGAGCTTGCGCACCAAGGCCGCACGCGAGGACGTGGAAGCACACCGCGCACGCGGTGAAGTACCTATCGCATTGGCTGACTTCAGGCGGGCGCAAAACGCGGCAGACGCGGTCATAAACCACCGTGTGGCGGGCGAACTGTTTGAAACCGGCACACCTGAGCAGTCCATCTACACCCAAGACGGGAAGACCGGTGTCTGGCTTCGGGGCAGGATCGACTGGGAAACCAACGGGACATTGGTTGATTTGAAAACTACGCGGGACGCTAACCCGAGCGTGTGGCGCAGACAGGCGGCCAACCTTGACTACCCGCTCCAGGCGGCGTGGTACCGGGCGATGTGGGAACAGCTCACCGGCAACATGCCTCGTTTCTTGCATGTTCTTGTGGGGGTTGAAGAACCTCATCTTGTCAGCGTTGTCGAGATGGACGCGGAGTTTTTACAGGCGGGGCGACAGCGTATGCGCCGGGCGATTGACGCGTTTGACACCTGCCGGACTTTCAACACGTGGCCTGGCTATGGGGACCGGGTGCACATGTTGAGCGCGCCCCTTTGGTACTTGAATACCGAATTTGGAGAAGACGATGAGTGAAAAACAAGAATCATTGAGTATTGAGGCTCTGTTTGCCCGAGCCCTCCGGGACTGTCACAATCCCGAACTCGACGGATTCAACCCACACTTTAAAAACAGGTTTGCCACCTTGAAAGCAACTCTGCATGTTATCCGCAAGGCGTGTGAAGCCCACGGGATCGCATACACGCAAAGCGTGGGAGAAATCAACGGGCAACCAGCATTAAAGTCCGCCGTCTACTCCATGGACGGCAGTTGTCTGCCCCTGTCGAATATGCCGATGGAACACCAGCAGAACCCGCAGGCGTTCGGATCAGCACTGACCTACACGAAACGCCAGGTGGCGCAAGCCGACTGGGGTATCACCGGCGACCCTGACGACGACGCAGAACAAGCCTCACAACCCGCGCTACCAGAACTCTCCGAAGGCGCGATTTATGACTGCGACGACATACACCAGCTACGCGAATGGTGGAAGCAATACCCGAGCATGCAACCCGCAATACGAGGGCGCGTCGAAGCCCTCACCGCCCTACAACAGCAGGCAGGCCGCTCATGACGAAAAAGGTTTACATTTCCGGACCCATGACGGGACGCCCGGACAATAACATCGACGAATTCAACAAAGCCGAAGACCAACTACTCAAAGCCGGGTACGAGGTGTTGAACCCGACCAGTAACGGGCTGGCAGACACCGCGCCTTATGAAGACCATATGCGCGCCGACCTGCGGATGTTGACCATGGCGGACGCGCTAGCGTTCCTCCCCGATTGGGAGAGGTCACGCGGCGCTCGCCTTGAAATAGAGGTTGCGCACCTGTTGAACATTCCAGTCCGCCCGGTGTCGGATTACGCGATGGGAGCAAGCGCATGACCCCCTACTACAAAGACGACCTCATCACTTTGCATCACGGCGACTGCTTGGAGGTCTTGGCGACCCTGCCCGAGGCATCTGTCGACGCTATCGTCACCGACCCGCCCTACGCCCTGGGCTTCATGGGCAAGACGTGGGACAAGCAACCCGACTTCCAGGACTGGTGTCGCACGTGGGCAGTCGAGTGCCTGCGCGTCCTCAAGCCCGGCGGACACATGCTCGCCTTCGGCGGCACGCGCACCTGGCACCGTCTCGCCTGCGGAGTCGAAGACGCGGGCTTCGAACTGCGCGACCAGATCGCTTGGCTCTACGCCAACGGAGTGCCAAAGTCCCTCGACGTTGCCAAGGCAATTGACAAGGAGTCAAACAATAACAGGGCGCGCAAGCTTGAGTTCACCAACTGGCTTCGTTCAACCGGGATTACAGCTCGCGAGATCAACGAAGCTACCGGAACGCACACGGGGAACCACTATTTGACGAGCGGGTCACAACCGGCGATCCCGACGGAAGCAACCTTTGACAAGTTGCGTCCACTCCTACCCAAGGTGCCCGAACATATTGAAAATCTCATCACTGAACGAACCGGCGACCAGTTCTCCGCCTTCGCGAAGCGTACCGACCGTCAGGTCGTCAAACGAAACATAGACAACCAGGCAACAGACTTCGATCATGTCGTCGTCAATCCCGGTACTCCAGTCCTCGACGAGGCGAAACGGTGGCAGGGGTGGGGAACCGCCCTCAAACCCGCCTTTGAGCCGTGTCTCGTCGCACGAAAGCCCCTCGTCGGGACCGTCGCGGATAATGTACTCACCTACGGGACCGGCGCAATCAACATTAACGCGACCCGCGTTAACGGAGCTGACGGCAGATGGCCGCCGAACCTCACCATTGACGATCATGTCGCCGCCGACCTTGACGCGACCACCCCGGGACGATCCCGGTTCTTCCCCACCTTCCGTTTTGAGGCGAGGGCACCAACACGGGAGCGCCCCAAGGTCGATGGCATCGCCCACCCGACCGTTAAGCCCCTCGCTCTCATGCGTTGGCTTGTCCGCCTCGTCACACAACCTGGTGGTACGGTCCTTGATCCTTTTGCCGGGTCCGGCACGACTTTGGAGGCGGCAGTCCTCGAAGGCTTCAACGCGATCGGCATTGAACGCGAAGAAATCTACCTTCCGCTCATCATGCAGCGGCTCAGGCGGATCGGTGACGTTCCATTCAACTTCGAGGAGGGAACAGAATGAGCAAAAGTGTGTTTAACGACTTTACTGCGCTTAACGACTTGGTTGTTCCGGCGTCTGAAGACGTTGCCTTGTGCACCCAAGTTGGAGAATCCGAATCGTGGCCTGACTCCGCCGATCTTAAAAAGTTGGCGCGCAAAATCTGTTTCATATGTCCACTGTTTGTTGAGTGTCGGACAACAAATGATCGTTTCGAAATCCGAGGGGTGGAAACAGACGAACGAGACTTTGCTGGAATCTTCGCGGGCGAAGACCTATACGAACGCAGGGCTCGCCGTAAAGCTGAGCGCAACAATAAGCCCGCCTCTAAAGGCTACGCCAGCGAATGCGCCACATGTGGGCGACTTGTTATCGACGAGAACGCTGTCCGCGTCAACAAAGGCAAAGGCGGTCGTCGAATCTACGCGTGCGCCCACTGTGTGAACACAACCACCCCAGACAAAAAGGCTAGACCATGACGGGCACAATCAACTTCTTCGTTCCAGGGGAGCCTGTCCCCGAGGGGTCAACCAAGTACGTCGGGCACGCTGCCGGTCGCCCCATCCTCGTCCACACCGATCCTGACCTTCCCCAGTGGCGGCAGACCATCGGCAACGTGGCGGCCTTGTATGCGCGTCAAGCAGGGTGGATTCTCCCCCTCGAGGAGCCGATCAGCATCCGCGCTGTCTTCTTCATGCCGAAGCCGCCGCGCACGAAATTCAAGGATTCTCCGGCGCGCAAGCCGGACCTCGACAAACTCATCAGGGCGGTCGGTGACGCGCTCGCGCCGAAGGGCGGTCGGGGTGTGATCCGCGAGGACGGGCGCATCATCCGCTGGTTAGCGGAGAAGCGGTGGGCTGACGAGAAGCATCCGGCGGGCGTTGAC